CTAATGCCGGAAGAAGTTCTAACGGTGGAGTAAAAGGAAACTGGAGTGATAGAGGAACTAATTCTGTCCCTGAAGCTAAGGCTAAGGAAAAGGCAAAATCTGTTTCACTAGCAAAAGGAAATGTTTCTGGAACCATGCAAAACATGGGCGCAGCCACTAAAGGTGGCAAGTATCATTGGGTAGGATCTAAAGATTCAAAGTGGTAGGAGGATAACATGTACGGAAAAATTTTAGGAGTAGCAGGAAGAATACTTGCCAAGAAGTTTTTGGGTAAAGCAGGAAAAAGCGCTTTTTTAAAAAGAAGAAAAGTTCTTGGTACAAAAATTCATGGTGCTAAAGATTTAATAAAAAGAAAAGAAAAAATAAGATAAATGGCTTACGCTAGAGGAAAATACTCTCAATCCATATCTGATCGCAGTGGAGTGGCATTTCCCTACAAGGAAATGGTAAAGGAATGGAATGGTGCACGAGTTCATAGAAGTGAATTTGAACCCAAGACAGCACAGGATCATCCTCGCAAGCATTCTGCCGATAAAGAATCATTACAATATGCTAGAACGGCTAGAGATGAAAGTTCTGTTGCAACATTACTACCTTTAAACCCTTTCAGGTTTACGGCAAGCAGCGCAACAATATCAGTTTTTGAACCTGACCATGGACGATCAAGCAGTGACACTGTTAGATTCAGGGATGTCAGGGGAAATATATTCGGAGCTGACATAGATGAATTAGAGGATTCTGATGGATACAGCATTACAAAGACAGATGATGATTTCTATACTTTCACAGTTTCAACAGCTGCAGGAACAACAGGCAGTGGCGGAGGAGGCTATGCTTCTTCTGGACCAGCAACATTGAGTGCATAATGACAACATACGCGGAATTAACAACACAGATTTTAAACTATACAGAAACAAGCACTGACGTGCTGACATCTACAATAACTGATGATTTTATAGAACATACGGAAAACAGGATATTGAGAGAGGCTGATTTGGATGCATTCAAATCGCATCAATATACATCTGTAACGGCTGATAATCCTTTTGTATCCTTGCCAGGCGGATCTGATCCAGATCCAACGTCTCTGGCTACAATTAGGACAGTTCATATTTATCCTGCATCAGGAACGGCAACAAGGACATTCCTGGAGCAGCGAGATATTAGTTTCATGAATGAATACTGGCCAGTTAGAACTTCTACTAGTACGCCAAAATACTGGGCATGGTGGGATGAAAATTCAATTTATCTTGCTCCAACGCCGGATGCAGCGTATAATATAGAAGTAGGAATTACTAGACTACCAACAAGACTGTCTAGCTCCAACACAACTTCGTGGTTGGGAAATAATGCTCCATCGGCATTGCTTTACGGATGTCTTGCAGAAGCCTTCAAATTCTTGAAGGGACCAGCGGAAATGCTGCAATTATACGAACAATCATATCAACGTGCCATACAATCCTTAATGATGGAACAAACTGGAAGGCACCGAAGAGATGAGTATATGCACGGTGAATTAAAAATACCAGGCACGCAAACACAACAGAAATCCATAGGAGGATAGAACATGGCAATAACCCAAGCTGTTTGTACCAGTTTTAAGCAGGAAATACTTGTTGAAGGACATGATTTTACGGCTACAACAGGTGACACTTTTAAAATTGCATTGTATTCAAGTTCAGCTACTTTAAGTGCTTCTACATCCGCTTATTCAGCTACAAATGAAGTTTCTAATTCAGGAACTTATACGGCTGGTGGTGGATCACTAACAGCAGTAACACCAACTACTTCAGGAACAACTGCTCTTTGTGATTTTTCTGATGCATCTTTTACATCAGCAACGATTACAGCGAGAGGAGCATTAATTTATAACAGTAGCAATTCTAATAAAGCAGTATGTGTGTTGGACTTTGGAGGCGATAAAACGTCAACGAGCGGAACATTTACAATTCAATTCCCAGCAGCCGATGCAAGTAACGCTATTTTACGATTGGCATAGGGGATAACACATGGCTTTAAAGCTAGACGATAGAGTAAAAGAAACATCGACGACAACTGGGACAGGCACTCTTGATCTAAGTGGAGCTGTTTCAGGATTCCAGACATTTGTTGCGGGTATTGGTAATAGCAATACAACGTATTATGCCATTGTCAATCGTGATGAAGCGGAATGGGAAACTGGTCTTGGAACCGTAACCGATGCTTCAACGGATACATTGGCTAGAACAACGGTCATCGCAAGCTCTAACAGTGACAGCGCTGTTGATTTTAGCGCTGGCACGAAAGATGTATTTTGCACTTTGCCGGCAAGCAAGGTTGCCTCTCTTGACACAAATGACAATTTAACAATTGGATCAGGCTCTGCGGGCGTTGACTATACATTAACGTTTGATGGTGCAGATTCTGATGGAGTTTTAACATGGATGGAGGATGAGGATTTATTTAAATTTACTGACGTAATAAACGTTGGTGTTAATGATACTGGACATGATGTTAAATTCTTTGGTGCAACATCAGGAAGCTATTGGTTATGGGACGAATCAGCAGATGGCGTTGTACAAATAGGCACACTAACAGTTGGTGTTGATGATGCAGGGCACGATGTTAAATTCTTTGGTGATACTGCCAGTAGATATTGGCTTTGGGATACATCAGCAGACGGTGTTGTTCAAAGAGGAACACTAACGGTAGGAGTTGATGACACAGGGCACGATGTAAAATTATTTGGTGCTTCTGCTGGTGCATATGCACTATGGGATGAATCAGCGAATTTACTTGATTTACGTGGAGCAACTGCGGCAGGTCCAGGTCACTTAAAACTTACTACAGGTGAACTGACTGTTGTTGATGGAGATAAATTAGGACGAATAGATTTTCAAGCACCTTTAGAAGCTGATGGTAGTGATTCTATTTTGGTTGCTGCTTCCATATATGCAGAGTCTGATGATACTTTTAGTGCCACTGTTAATAATACCGACTTGGTATTTGCATTAGGAAAATCAGAAACTGCTGCTGAGAAATTTAGATTTACAGCCGATGGTGAAATAGGACTTGGTGGTGCCAACTATGGCAGTGATGGCCAAGTATTGACTTCTGCTGGAGCAGGAGCTGCGGCGGCTTGGGAAAGTATAACTGCTGCTTCTGTTACTTCTTATACCAATTCTACAGACAATAGAATTATTACATCTGTAGACAGTTCAACTATTAATGGTGAAGCAAATTTAACCTTTACTGGCTCTGCATTAACCTGTATAGGTACAGTGACAGTTGGTGTAGATGACACAGGTCATGATGTTAAATACTTTGGTGCTACTTCTGGTAGATACTGGCTATGGGACGAATCGGCAGACGGTGTTGTACAGATAGGTACATTAACTGTTGGCGTAGACGATGCAGGACACGATGTCAAGTTTTTTGGCGCTACTGCCAGTAAGTATATGGAGTGGGACGAATCTGCTGATACATTAAATGTTGCAGGAACGATAGCTATCCCAGCAGGGGGTGCTATTACAAATGCCGGAACAATGGCCCCTGATATAACAAGCACGGGCAAAGCAATGGTATTAGGATTTTAGGAGGATAATATGGCAAGTGAAGTATTAAAAGTAGCATTAAAGCCTACCTGCTCAAATACAGAAACAAAATTGATAGATGGGGCAAGTGGAAAAACTTATACTGTTCTATCAATTTCAATTTGTGAAACGGCAGGTGCGGCAGAAACATTTGATCTGTATATTGACGACAATGATGGCGGTACAGACCACTACATTTATAAAACACAGGCATTAGCTGCAAATGCAACTTTTGTGCATAATGATAGAATAGTATTAGAAGGCACAGATATGCTAGGTTTTATAACTGCTTCATCAGCAGATGTTGATGTTGTAGTCAGCTACTTAGAACAAACATTATAATAGAGGAGGATACAGTATTATGAGTGGAATTGTAGGCAGTCGCCTTAACATAAGAGGCTCTGGAATTGTAGGAGGTTTAGGTACCGACGGACAGGTTCTTACATCCGCAGGCGCAGGACAGGAAATAACTTTTGAAGCCACTAGTGGTGGAGTAGATACATCTGGAACACCGGCGAACAATCAATTAGCAATTTTCACTGATGCAGACACGGTAGAGGGAACAAGTAATTTAGTTTATGATGCAACCGATTTAACATTAACAGGTGGAAATCTTATTATAGGAACTGCTGGAAAGGGCATTGATTTTTCTGCTCAAACAGCAACCTCAGCTTCTAACTCGGCAGTTGTTTCTACTGGAGAAATTTTAGATCACTATGAGGAGGGAACATGGACACCAAGGTTAACATCAGCAACGGCTGGAACAACAATAATAACAACCGGTGCTTATGATAGCTTTTATACAAGAATAGGAAACAGAGTTTTTTTATCTGCTAACTTTTACCAACAACAAGGGGGTGCAGGGGCAGTTGGCGCTTCTGGTGCGTTAGTGGTAAATGATGCTCCGTTTACTTCAATGTCTACAGGAACAAATTATGGATTTTTAGATTTTAATTATTTTAATGTTATGTTTTCAACTAATGATGCAGTATATGTCGTTGGAGTTAATCCA